ACTCGGAAAAACCGTTGTAGGTGATACGGCAACCTACACGCTCACCGGAAACGATGCCGGCACAACCGCATCACGTAGAATCGCAGCCGACCAATCAACCTATGTACTCACAGGCATAGATGCAAATTTTCAAGTAGTCAAATCAGTTGCAGCCGACAGAGGTACATTTGTACTTACCGGAAACGATGCCGGGGTTATAGCTTCACGTGCTATTGCAGCCGATAGGGGAACATTTACACTTGTAGGCAACGCAGCCACAATAGACATACTTCGCACACTTGTAGCGGACAGAGGCACATTTGTACTCACAGGCAACGATGCCGCATTACAGAAAGAAGGGGATGCCGTACTCACCGCCGAACGTGGTATATTTATACTCACAGGTTTTGATGCAAATCTCATAGTACCTTTGTATCAGTTCAACTCAAACGTAACTATACAATCAGCGCAAACTACACAGGTAAATATTGTTAGTCAGCAGAATAGTACCGTTACTATTGAAGATGAACAAAGCACACAGGTAACAATACAGGAATCAAATCACTACAACGTAACTATAACCTCAATATTTGAATCATGATATACAACGGCACCAACGTAACAATAAAGCTAACAGAGCAAGGGGTTAATTTACACAACCCTACTTCTGCTGACATCTATTATAAGAAGCCCAATGGTGAAACAGGTTCATGGGGGGCAACCGTTATCGCTAACCATGAGATAACTTATACTACAACGGTAGGCGATATTGATGTTCCTGGAGTTTGGATATTGCAGGGGTTCGTAGTTAAGGCTGGGGTAACTTACAAAACTTCAATCGCTCAAATGATTGTGGAAGCAAGTTTATGACATTATCAGATATAGCACGTTCATACAGGGATAAGTACGGTATGCAAATGCCATCGCTCAAACTTGCACGTATAATGTATGCTGAAAACAAACTATCTTTTAAGCACGTAGAAGCAGCACGAAGTATCCTGCGAAGGATTGAGGGAAAGAATCAGAGTCCAGAGAAAGCAATCAAAACCAAATATTATATGCCGACTGAAAGACCGAAGAACCCGTATAAACTACCTGCTTCCGATGAGGCAGACTTCACACCCTACAAGATTAAAGGCCACAAACGCATTTTAGTATTATCCGACATCCACGTACCATATCATTCCATCGAAGCGTTAACGGCTGCATTTGATTTCGGAGTTAAGGAGAAACCGGATGCAATTCTACTGAATGGGGATACCATAGACTGCCACAGGTTGAGTAGGTTTATCAAAGACCCAAAGAAAAGGAACTTTAAGCAGGAGTTAGACACGTTTAAGGAATTATTTAACATTATCAAAAGCACCTTTAACTGCAAAATATACTTTAAGGTTGGCAATCATGAGGAGCGTTATGAACATTTCCTGCAAGAGAAAGCCGGGGAGTTGGTAGGGATAGAAGAGTTTGAGTTTACCAATATACTAAAAGCAAGGGCAGAAGGTATTGAGATAATAGATAATAAACGCCCTATGCAAATTGGGCATTTGTGGGGCATACACGGCCACGAATACGTAGGTGGAATATCAGCCCCGGTGAACCCTGCAAGGGGTTTGTTTCTGCGATCTAAAGTATCCTGCTTTCAAGGGCATAATCACCAGACATCCGAACACACCGAACCGACACTCGCCGGCAAGATGGTAACCACTTTCAGTATCGGCTGCCTATCGGAACTCCATCCGGCATACATGCCACTCAATAAATGGAATCACGGGTTCGCCATCATTGATACCGATGGGGATGAGTTCGAGTTTCGGAATAAGAGAATTTATAAAGGTAAAGTCCTGTAAAATGAAAGTAATCCACCGCAAGTTAGGAAAAGAAAAAGCGTATGGATTAGCCCACATAGATAGTAATACCATTGAGATAGATAGCCGACTGAAGCCTAAGCATAAACTGGAGATAACCATTCACGAAGCGTTACACATCCTTTATCCGACTGATTCGGAAACTGCCATCGTTCGGAAATCTAAGCGACTATGTGCCGTGTTATGGCAGGAGGGGTATAGGAAGGTGGAGAAATGATAGGCCTTCCACCTATCCGGCAATGCTGACTTTTGTTACTGGGTGTCGACTCATGCTATTGGAACCCACGTTTCTTTATTTATCCTTACTCCGGTGCTTATTCTCATACTCACCGATGCGGTAAGCCATTATAAGCGTTCCGAAGAACATTGCTGCAATAATGTAAATCATAAAATTACGTTAAGGTTTTCAATATGGGTTTTGTACTCGTTATCAAACTTTGAAGTAAGGCTATTGTTAACTGACTTCTTTGCGTGGATAACGCTGGTATGATCACGGCTGCCGAATATACCGCCCACCTCTGATAAGGTAATCTCCGTTTGATTCAGCAAGTACCACATTGTTATGTGGCGGGCTACTACTATATTTCTCATTCGGCTTTTGGATTGCAAAGACTCAAACGGAATACGGAAGTAATTACTGCAAGTCTTAATTATATTATCTATTTGCAGTTTTGAATTCAATACGATAGGAACATTGACTTTCCCTTTCATACCTGGGAGAGCGAAGTAGCTTATCCTTTGTTTGGGCGTGGATGGCAAGTAAAGAGTAATAAAGGGGGATGCGTTTAAGCGTTCTGTTTTGAGTTTTTTGGTTAGCATTGTGCATTGTTTGAAATTGAAGTGATAAAAACCCCCCGACACTTCTGCCAGGGGGAAACCAAAACTAACCACGAGATAGTAAATTTACGTATTCTGCGCTGAATGGCAAGGCAAATAACTCTTGCATTAATACCCGGCTTACAAGTATAGCCCCGTTGTTATGCGTTGACCGGATAGATTCATAAGGGATGTGCATTTCGTTAAAGTCTAAATCTTCTAACATACCTTCCTTAGTAAAATACTCTTCATACCTGTTGGTATTCGGGTTGTAAATTTCCCATACCTTCTTAATGTCTACGATTTCAGTCTGCTGAACGTAGAATTTAATCGTGTAAATAGGTTCGCCTGAATCGTCGTAACATACGAAGGAGTTACCTTTTCTGTCATACTGAAGGCCGGTACGCTCTGCATACTGCTGGGCCATTTGCGGGGTTGAAAGTACTACTGTTGTCATGTGTTTGGTTTTTATGGTTTGAGTTTGGGTTTACATTTGAAGATGGCAACGAGGTGGCCATTATAACTATCTAAGAATGAATTGTGAAATATCATACAATTAATATAATGAATGAATGGTTAATACTCCTGTGTATTTGTTATCCCTCCTAATCCTTACACATTGCTTCTTCGCATCGTGCATACTTTGTGCAAGGATAATATCTCGCAGAATGTTGTTGAAGTAGATGAGGTAGGTGTTCATGAGATCAAAGATATAATTCTATTCCAATACCACCCAAATTTATTTTATACTTTTTTTCAATTCTTTTAGTATCTCTTTGATTCTCAATGATTCAAATTCTGTAATTTGCGACTTACCATTGCGAAATTCGTGTAATTTCAGTTTACGGATGCCCGCTTTTCTTTCAATTTCGGTGAGGTTTAACATTCTGTCTTGTAGGATTGTGTGTAAATTCATAATTAAAATATATTTTTACAAAACTATAAAATATATTTGGTACTTCCAAAATTATTTATATCTTTGAGTCCTAAAACTTTAAACACATGAATCTAATCAAACACACCGCCACCGAGATTATGTCAATCGGTAAGGCGTTTGCGGAATCGGGAATGTTTCCTGACATCAAATCCGCCGCTCAAGCAATCGTAAAGATACAAGCAGGTGCAGAGTTGGGTATCGCACCTTTTGCCGCAATGTCCGGTATACACATTATTTCCGGCAAGCCTACCATTGGGGCGGGCGTTATGGCTGCAATGGTTAAAGCATCGGGTAAGTACAATTATCGGGTAACGGAGCAGACCGACAAAGTATGCTCTATTATTTTCTACGAAGGTGCTGAAATCATTGGCACTTCTACCTTCACCATCGAAGATGCAAAGAAAGCAGGTACTAAAAATACCGACAAATTTCCCCGTAATATGTTATTTGCACGTGCGATGAGTAACGGTGTTAAGTGGTATACTCCGGATGTATTTGCGGGGCCGGTGTATGTGCCGGAGGAAATGGAATCAGTAGGTATCAATGGCAGCATATACGATATTGCTGCCGATACTTGGAAAACCAAACGCATACTAACAGATGAACAATTCCAATCGGCTATCGTAAAAATTCAAGACGGCGAATGTATCAAAGGCAGCACCGTAACCGTGTACGATTGGGTGAAAACCGAATGCCAGCTAACCGAAGCACAACAAAATACATTTAACCTACTAAACACTACCGACAATGGAACTGATTAAATTTAACCACACTACAAAGGAAGAGCGCACACAAGTAGTGCATGAAATTTTCCAAGAATTACTGAACGGCCGCATTAACCCTATGGAACTTCACATTCGGATGAAGTGTATTGAGGAAGTAGTAAAGCAACTCACCTCAATGCCTGCGTACAAAGCCATCGTTTTAGATGATGCTGAAAAGCATGGCAAGTCCTTTCAGTATCACAATGCTAAGGTTGATATTAGGGAGGTTGGGGTGAAGTATGATTATTCACAATGCGGGAATAGTCAACTGGCTGAATTGTATGAAAAGCAGGAGGCTATAAATGATGCCATAAAGGAATTGGAAGCCTACCATAAAGCAATTCCTACATCTGGAGTTGTGAACTTTGTACACAAAAGACACGTAAACCCCGATGTAATAATTGAAACCACAGGCGAAGTAGAAACACATTATCCACCGGCGAAAACTTCTACCACGAGTGTAGCGGTGACTTTGAAGTAACAACGGCAACCACTTTGGCGTAACCGGGAATAAATACCGGCTTGGGTAACGTCCCTGATTGAATCGGGGAGATACGGGTTCGAATCCCGTAGGTGGTTCTTAAAGGCGCTGGCTCCCTATATCCAGTCTTATTATGGCTACATTCTACACAGGCAGCATCTGCCTATCAGACATCCCAAAAGAGAAAATTACCGAGGCTAAGAACGGTAAGAAGTACCTAAATTTAACCCTATGGGTGAATGACACGGCTGACCAGTACGGGAACATTGGCAGCATTCAAGTTTCGCAGACTAAGGAGCAAAGGGAGGCGCAAGAAAAGAAGCAGTATATTGGGAATTTTAAGGCACCGAATACACAGGTAGCCGCTGCATCTATTGATGACCAAAGTTTACCATTCTAACTCACCAGGGAGGGGACAAATTAACCCCTCCCTTAACCACAAACCATGACCATCCACCAATACATCGAACGCAAATACTTTCGGCTAAACACCACCGCCACAATCCGCAACGGGGTGTTATACCATTGGGTAAACGAACGTTGGATGCCAAATAAGGAATTTGAGCGGATATACCCTCTGCCGAATAAGGTGGGGAAGCAACTTACTAATTTAGATAAGAATAAGAATGCACTATTATGAAACAACACCCCCTCTGGAAGCAACGCTATAACACCGCCCATTACAATTACACGCTTGAGCGTACCCCGAATGTGGTAAAGGATGGATTCTACACCGGGCCGCCAACGCCTTTGGTTACTAAGTCTAATGGGCTGACAACTTTCATAATCAACTTCCTTAACTGGTCTGGATACCGTGCTACACGGATTAATACAATGGGCCGGCAGATTAACGGGAAGTTTATCCCATCGGCAACGAGGAAGGGTACTGCTGATATATCGGCTACGATTCGGGATAAGAACGGAATAGGCAGAAGCATTATGATAGAAATAAAAGTTGGGAAAGATAAAGCATCGCAGTATCAATTAGATGAGCAAAAAAAAGAAAGACAGGCAGGGGGAATCTATGAATTTATATCTACACCGGAACAATTCTTTACGTTATTTGATTCAATAGTTAGTTAATCTCAAACACAATGATGGTAGTTTGCTATTATCTAAATATATTTGACACCCTATAACCACCACCACCCATGCACCAATACACCGATTACCAATCACTCGGCCTCAAAGTCATCCCTATACAATGGGATGCAGAAACTAAGCAACCTGTATCACACCGCAACTGGTCTAATCCGGATGACCTGCATCTACGACCTACGGATAATGGGTTGATGATACTCACAGACAATAACTACGGCTGCCTTGACTTCGACCTAAAGAATACTAAGGATAAAGAACTATTCAGCAAATGGATGGCAATCATAACAAATGAGGCACCGGAAATCTTTAGTAAAGTATTTATAGAGCAAACCCGCAACGCAGGGTATCACGTTTGGCTAAACTATGCAGCACTACCGAGCAAAACACCGCTTGCAGAATCTCCAGAGGGTAACGAGGTAATCGCATTGTATTCAAATGGGCCTGTAGTTTATACTTACCCAACACCTGGCTATACAGAGTTTCACCAAAGTATGGAGGATGTACAGGAATTAACAGAATCAGAATATAACTACCTTATAGAAGTTTCACAATATTTTAACGAGTACAAACCTAAGTACGATCCGAGCAAGAAAGCTATCAGCTATCCGGCAGGGTATGAATCGCAGTTGGCAGAATATGACAAGTCAATATCGGATGAAGCGTTCGACACTATTCTGCAATCAATAGGGCTGCTGCCTATACAGGGCTACCGCTACGGCAAGAATGATAAGTTCCAGGCCTACAGGCGCAAGGGTAGTGATTCGGCCGGCATCTCCGCTAAAGTGTATTACAATGCCCGTAGGGTAATGATATTCAGCGCATCCATGAGTAACTTTCCCCATTGGCATAATAAAGAGCAGTATCCGGTTTGGTGCTTACCGCCATCGTTTATTCTATTCTACCACCTCGGTAGAGATTGGGATGCCGTACTAAAACACATCGGCATTGAACCTGCAGAACAGGGTTACCCGTTTAGTATTTTCCCACAACTTATTAACAATTCGCTGCACGAAGTAGCAACCGAAATGAGCCTATGTCCAGAGTTTCTCGCAACTGCCGGAATATGGACTATCTCATCGCTTGCAGGGAACTGCTATACATCCGACTTTCACAATGTAAAAAACATAGTATTTGCTATTATGATAGCCCCCGTATCGGTGGGTAAAACTCCGGCATTTAAAGCTATGTGTGAGGAACCATTAGCCGGGCTGCTGAAAACAGAAGATGCCGCCTACAAATTAGCTATGGATAACTGGCTGATTGAGAAAGCAGCAGCCAACGTAAATAAGGAATCATTCAGCAAGCCTAAACCCAAACGATTCCACCCATTCGCAGTTGATGGCACCACCGAGGGCTACATAGCCCTAATGCAAGACCAGGAGGCAGGGATGGGAGTATATCACGATGAAGCGGAAACTATCCTAAACGCAGGGGCGCACAAAGCGAATAACGATGCTATTTCATTCTTTACTCAAGCATTCACCGGGGGCAGGTACACCCAAATTAGAGCGGATCGGGAGAAAGAAAGAGTAGTTAAATCACTTAACATATCCCTTTTGATGGGTACGCAGCCATCCAGGTTGGCACACATATTCGGGGCTGATAAAATTCAATCAGGATTCGCCTCACGTTTCCTTATGGTTAAATCCGATTACATCAAACTGAATGAAGATGCCGACCCATTTAGCGGTGGCCGGCAAATGTGTAAGGAGTGGAAAGAATTGGTAACTCACCTGTACCGCATCAACAAAGAATTTGCAGCCGGGGATTGTGCGCCCATACGAATTGAGATTACACCAGATGCGAAAACACTATACACCAAATACTACAGGCAGAATTTAGCGGATGCGAATAGCCGGATGGCAGGTAAAGCAGAGCAATACATAATGGGTGCTGAAGCTAAAATGAGCGCATACTTCCCACGGATGTGCCATGTGGTAGCTATATGCCAAAACGTACTAAAACCCGTTATAACCGTGGAGATAGTTAACAAAGCATATAACCTGTATAGGTACTATGCGGAGAGTACGATATCCATAATTAGTGAGTTATGTGCTGAAACGGAATCCGGCCTACCTGCTGACCTGCGGCTACTGGTTGATAACCTACCGCCAAAGTTTACCACAAAGGAGGTAGATTTGCTTTGTGTAAGGCTTAACATTAAACCTAAGCGATTCTTCGATGCTATGCGTAGGGCTGACTTTGCAAGGGTTGTGAAAAGGGTGGCGCATGGGCAGTATGAGAAAATGTGAGTTGGTTACAATACATAACCGACTGAAATAATAGTATTCATGTGGTGTTTTGGTTTCCCCTGGTGTTTCTACATCGGGGGTTTTTTATACCCATTAACGCCCAAATTGGGGGTAATACCCAACATTTGTGAGCGATAAATTATACCATTTCGTTAGCTCCAACATCATGGTTATAATCACGTTTACGGAGTTTTGCAAGGGTAAGCATTACCTGCATTTTAACCTGATTAATGTACTGCTTTTCAACTCTAATGCTTATCACTTTACTATCATTGTACTTTCGTGGGCGACCTGCTCCGGTACGCTTACCACCTCTTAAATTTTGCTTTTCCATTTAATTATATATTACAATTTCAAAGTTACAATATTTTGATTACATATTACAAAATCAAATTAGCATTAGGTTATCGGTATAAATATTCGCAATATTCGCACCTACTGCGAATTTGTAACTGATTGATTACTATAGGCTAACTAACCATATTCGCATATTCGCAGAAATTTCAAAGAAATAATAATATTATATATCTATACATAATACTCTATATTACTAAGGAGGTGCGAGAAATATGCGAATACTGCGAATTTGACTGATTATCAATGAGTTATCTGCGAATTTGACCGCGAATATCTGCGAATTTGGTGGTTAGTGCAAAATATGGGTAACTTTGTAAACAACAAGTATCTACAGAGTGCCAAAGAAAGGACATACTAACAATCCTAATGGGAGGCCGAAAGGAACACCGAACAAGGTTACTAAATCAGTGAGGGAGCATTTCGCCACCGCATTTGACCTGCTACAGGATGATGACACGGTTAACCTTACCGCATGGGGTAAAGCTAACCCCACCGAATTTTACCGCCTGGCATCCAAACTGATTCCGCTACAGGTTGCCAACGATCCGGATAACCCAATGCCGACTACCATCATTCAGATTATCCCCGACACCAAATCACACCCCATTGTATAAATTGTGTATCTATTGTGGAAAACAAAAGTGTAGGCTACAGATGAACCACTCCAAAGATATTTGCTATCTTTGTGAAACACGCTCGGACACCATGCACATACATTACAACTTTGCAACACGTAGCAGACCCGAAAAGATGGCTGCTGCATTCGCTACCATTCAGGCATATTCACATTCTAAGAAGTACACGGTTGGATTAACGATTGATGATGATGATACCGTTACGCTAAACTCAAATGAGTTAGCCGACCTGCTGAAGTTCCCCAATGTGTTTATCACAATGGGCAAATCCAAAAGCAAGGTACATGCCATTAACAGGGGAATGGAAGGATGGCAGGGGGATATAGTTGTGAATATGAGCGATGATATGCGATTCATTAAGCACGGCTATGACATTGACATTATCAATGCATTTGAGGGCAACTTAGACCTATTCATTCACTTTCCCGATGGCAGGGTTAATCACTTGCTGCCTACGATGTCCATCATGGGTAGAACGTACTATGAGCGTTTCGGGTACATCTACCACCCCCAATACGAATCCCTTTGGTGCGATAACGAGGCTATGGATGTGGCGAAGATGTGCAATTCGTATAAATACGTAGATAAGCGGATATTTGACCACTACCACCCTGCATGGACTGGGGAGCCTGTAGATGCGTTGCTTAATCATACTCAATCGTTTTACAGAGCGGATGAGATAACCTATATCCGGAGATCAAAAGCCGGGTTTCCTAAACAGAATGTATGACACCGAAAGATAAAGCACAGGAATTGGTTGATAAGTTCATTGTACATACAAGAGTTTATCACGAAGTATTAGGATGGGAAGATTATATAGAATCAGCTAAACAATGCGCATTAATTGCAGTAGATGAGATAATTGAAGCTACTAAACATGTAGTGGATAGACCTGATTTTAATGGCATTGTTTTCAATACTTATTGGGAACAAGTCAAAGCCGAAATCCAAGCACTATGACCCTATCAATCCTAATCTGCACCCTCCCACAACGCATAGGCTATCTTTCGCAGTTGCTCCAGGTACTTACACCGCAACGCACACCAGAGGTTGAAGTTCTAACCGAATCTGATAACGGTGCAATGACTACAGGCCGTAAACGTAACCTACTACTACAACGCAGCACGGGAAAATATGTGGTATTCATTGATGATGATGACATGGTGAGCAGTACATACGTTAAAGACATCCTAACGGCAGCCGAATCTAATCCCGATGCTATCGTATTTAATGGCACAATGACCACCAACGGCACGGATGAGCGTAAGTGGTACATAAGTAAGGATTACGGATATGAGGCGAAGGGCGGGGCTTATTACCGCTATCCTAACCATATCGTACCCATACGCAGGGAGATAGCAATTGCATTCCCTTTCATGGATATTCGTATCGGTGAAGATTATGCGTGGGCAACGGCTATACACAATGCCGGGCTGATTAAGACCGAGGTGAAGATTGAGAAGGAACTTTATCATTATCAATTCAGGACAAACAAGTAACATGCAATTACCTGCAACACAATGGTTATCTGATAAGCTAAGCGAAATTCAAAAGGAATGTAGTGAGTTGGGCTGGAAGGCATACAACGAAAAGAAGCAGGAGATAGTTAACCAGGCAAATCAAATGTTTGCAGAGCAAATAGCAAAGGCACACGGCAGAAAGATAATAAGGGCATCAAAACCTAACTTTAAGGAAATGACAGGGGAGGAGTATTACAAATTAAATTATAGCAAATAACATGGAACAGCAAACAGGGGTGGAGTGGTTTGCAGAAATGATTACTGAAATGATACACGAAGCATATCACTCAGAACTTGCAGACTTATTTGAACAAGCCAAAGAATTGGAAAAGCAGCAAAGGGAAGATGACTATAAGAGAGGATGGGAAGAGGCAACAAGTATTGGAGTTAAAGAATCATATAAATATCAAGACAGAAATTAGACAAACACCGAAACCTACGGCAAATGAGATACTCCCAAAATAACGAGCAGGATATAATCCTTGCCTACTTCCAATCCCGCAAAGGATTCTTCCTTGACATTGGGGCGAACGATGGCGTTACCTTATCTAATACCTACGCATTGCAGCTACAGGGGTGGAGCGGTGTACTGGTAGAACCAAGCGAAGAAGCGTTCAACCGGATATTAGCCAATCCTATGGTACACAAGTTTAATGTAGCAATAGGCGAAACGGATGGGCATTGTACGTTCCATGAGATGGGCGACCACTTAGGCAAGGGCGATGTATCGCTACTTAGTACAATCAAACGTAACGAAACTAAACGATGGCCGTGTACGGAGTTCAAAGAGCGCATGACCGAGGTATGGACATACAACACCCTGGTAAAGAACTCCCCATTCAAGTACTTTGATTTTATCTCTATCGATGCCGAGGGCGTGGATTATGAGATACTTGAACAAATTAACCTTAAGCATACGCAGATGGTATGTATTGAGCATAACGGTAATGTAGACTTGTTTCACCTTATCAAAGATTACTGCAACAAGGCAGGGTTAACGAAGTGCTTATTAACTAACTTAGAAAATGTAATATGGGCAAGGTAGATAGAATAAAGGTGCATCAAAAATATAATGGTCATTGTGGTTATTGTGGCAAGGAAATAACGATAAAAGAAATGCAGGTTGACCACATGAAACCAAGATGGTCTGCAAATGATGATACCATACACGATTTCAGTAATCTTATGCCATCATGTAGAAGTTGTAACCACTACAAAAGAGCAGACAATGTGGAGCAGTTTAGGTTATCTATGAAAGGGCTGCATAAAAGACTTGAAAACATATACATTAACAATGTAGCCGTTGATTATGGAATGATTGATATAAAGCCATTTGAAGGGTTGTTCTATTTTGAAAAACAAAAGTAATATGAAAACATCCGGTAAAGTAATCGTATCCCTATCATCCACAGGCAGGGAGAACTACAACGAGGCGCAATTAGGACTAATCAGAAGTATAGACCGCAAGGCACCCGACTACGATACTCACTTTCGTAGTGTGGATGGGTATGTGGATGAGTACCTTGAACGCAAGATTCACCTGGGCGACTGGCCTAATACCGAGAAGTGGGGTAAGTCATGGAATCACCAGAATATGCCGTATCAATTCAAGCCGTTCATGGTAGCGGAGGCATTGGAGATGGGATACCGGAAAATCATTTGGTGCGATTCCACAATCCGGGTACACCAGAATCCCGATCCATTGTGGGCATTGGCAGCCGAACATGGGATTGTAGCATGGAACAACGAAGGGCATCCGTTACACAAGTACATCCCCGACCATCAAATCAAGTTCTTAGGGCTAAATAGCTATAGGGATGTGATTACCATGTATCAAATTATGGCCTGTTGTATTGTGTTCGATTTCGACCACCCCAAGACTATGCCTATCTTTGAAAAGTGGATAAAGGGAGCAAAGGAGAATTGCTTTCATCACAATGAATCAGTTAATCCGCAATTTATCAGCAGCCGACATGACCAGGCACTACTATCCGGATTGATGAACTTAGCAGGGATTCCGGTGCAACCTTACGGAGGGTTAGCATACAGGCACTATCTGCCTGTTGAACCTTATTTTATTAATTGGGGGGTAAAAGATTAGTATGGACTTCACAAAAGAGCAATTTATCAACTTTTGGGGCAAGAGCGGATATTATGAAGCGTTTACCTATGGGATAGGCATAGACAAGGTGATTGAACGTACTATTGTGCCATTCAGTAATAAAACCTGTTTAGAAATAGGATGCGGTGGCGGTGTATTTACTAAGGTACTATCAGAGCAGTTCGATGTTGTTTTTGGTATTGATGTAATTCCAAAACATGAAGGCGTAAAATACCATAATGTTATTTATACCGAACTGAATAACCAAGATTACAAATGCACAGGCATACCGGACAACTCAATTGACTTTGTATTCAGTTACGGTGTGTTTTGCCATTTCTCAAATGATGCCATCAAAGAATATCTGCAATCTATTTACAGAGTGATGAAGAAGGGCGGTGATTGTGTGATAATGATTAGTAACTTTGATAAAATAAAAGCAGAGTTCCCCGACTTCGATGATTGGACTAAATACAAGTTAGGAGATAGAATGTTAATCGGGCATTTTTACCAAGATGATAGAACGGTAGATATTATGAAACATAAATTCAAAATTGTTAGCCGTAACCTAACACCCGACCACAGGGATATAGTGGTACATCTAAAGAAATAATATGGGCTACACTCACGAAACAACACGCATAATAGACCCCTACCTGCCACACATACAATCGGTGGTAGATTTAGGAGCGCAAAACGATTACCGGGTGCCATTACCTGCCCCTTACACTAAAGATTCTTACTATGCCGGCAAAGACTATGAAGCCATTGATATTTCGGGTGAGAACGGCTCAACCCCGTTGGACTTATCCCGATTACACAAGTTCGACAAGCAGTTTGATTTATTGGTGGATGCCGGCACATCCGAACACGTTGGCACCAATGGGAAGCATGACATCAAAGCCATATACAATTGTTGGCGGAACAAACACAACCTCGTTAAACTCGGAGGTTATATCATCTCCGAAAACCCAAAAACAGGCAACTGGCCCGGTCATGGATTCAACTACGTTACAGAAGAGTTCTATCGTAATCTGGCTGCAATCTGCGGCTATACTTTGCATGATGTTGGTAGCGTTGCTGCTATGGGCAATTATAATGACGGGTGGAATGTTTACTCGGTTCTGCAAAAGACTAAAGAAGAGTTTTGTACGTTAACTGAATTTAAGACCTGTGGAATTAAAACAGATTAGAGCAACCCCGGTATTCTACGAAAACGTAGCAGCATACAAAAGTGATGCCCCGATAATTTGTAACGAGGGCGGCTCACGTAGTAGCAAGTCCTATAGCATAGTGCAACTCCTTATATCCATTGCAGCCGATAAGAATGCTAAAAACATCCGCATCTCTATTGTATCGCACTCCCTACCGCACATCAAACGTGGTGCATACAGGGATTTCAAAACAATCATGGAGGAATGGCATTTGTGGGATGACAAGAAATTTAGCTACACCGATTTTATCTACCGATTCGATAATGGCAGCTACATCGAACTATTCGGACTTGAAGATGAGGGCAAAGCAAGGGGGCCGGGTAGGGATATACTATTCGTTAATGAAGCCAACCTCATACGTAAGGCGTTATTCGACCAACTGGCGATGCGTACAACGGGTAAGATATTCTTAGACTGGAATCCTGCGGACTTCGTTTCATGGGTGTACGAAGTATCGGATAACCCGATTAACAAGCGCATACACTCTACCTACCTAAATAACCTCGGCAACCTTTCGCAAATACAGATTGATACGATTGAAAGCTACAAGCTATTACCGGATGACTTCATGTGGAAGGTTTATGGACTCGGCCAGCGTGGTGCAGCAAAGGAGATTATTTATACTCAATGGCAAATTACCGATGAGTTACCAGAAGGCGGCGATATATTTTATGGATTAGACTTCGGTTATGTGCATCCGCTTGCACTTGTCAAGGTATGCCATTACCAGGGGGCGAATTATGTAAAGCAGTTAATTTACAAATCCGGATTAACCCCATCTGAAATAAGCAGGGAAGTAAAGGATCATATATCAGACCGCAAGCCGGTGTACTGCGATGCTGCCGAACCGAAAAGCATTGAGGAACTATACAGGGGCGGTATTAATGCACAAACTGCAAACAAGGAAGTATGGGCAGGGATATTGAAAGTGAAAAGCTACCCGCTATTTGTACATAAGGATAGTAAGGACATCATTCGGGAACTGCAATCCTACAAATGGCGCAAGGATAAAAACGATAATGTAATTGATGAGCCTGTGAAAGAATCAGATGATGCCCTTGATGCAATGCGCTATGCCATATTCACCCACCTACATAAGCCAGCGTTCAAGGTGGCGGTATGGTAAGGGTTTTCGGTGTAATTTTGTATAAATCTTTTAAATATGGGTTTATTCGATTTTCTTAATCGTAAGGCGGCACCCGCTAAGATGCCTGTGCAAATGTCGGTGGAGCGTGGGTTACTCACGTGGGATGGGCAGAATCAAGCAGAGATAGTTAGGGATAGTTACATAGGCAATGATTTAGTATACGCCATCATTACCCTAATAACCCAAAAAGCAAAGGTTGCGCCCTGGTTTGTGTATAGGGTTAAGAACAAAGCAGCGCAGAAACGCTACATGGCTAAGATGCAGCAACCGGATGCTATTACTGACTATGCCAAACTGAAAGAACTGAAAGAGGAAGCGTTCGAAATATACGAAGGCGATAGCCGGCTGAATGAATTACTGAAATACCCGAACTCTGAAGATACATGGAGCGATATTATAGAGCAATGGGTAGGGTTTAAGAAGATTACAGGCAATGCTTTTATGTACGCAAAGCAGGTCGGAGAGGAATCAGTTAACAGGGGCAAGCCGTTAGAACTTTATATGCTGCCATCGCAGTACATGGCAATCAAAGTAGATATTGAGCAGTTCCCACCAAAGAAGGTAGCCTATCAGTTGTACTATGGGCAGTACATCCCTTTCAATACAATAGAGATTCTGCATGATAAATACTTCAACCCCGAATGGAATGCGACCGGAGGGCAGTTGTACGGATTATCACCGCTACGTGCTGCATCTAAGGTACTGACACGTTCCAATGCAAGCAAGGAGGCATCCGTAGCGATGTTCGATAACATGGGGCCGTTAGGGGTGTTATACATGGATGACCAACGCTTTGACCCTTTATCCGGCAGCGAACAAGCACAGGCACTCAAGATGCAAATATCAGCGAACACAGGGGCCGCAAAGCATGGCAGCGCAGCCGTATCAGGTTACAAAGTAGGATGGGCGCAGATTGGTTTACCTGCGAAGGACTTACAATTAATAGAAGCGGAGAAATGGGATAAGGAGGCACTATGTTCAATCTATGGTGTACCTCCGGTGCTACTGGGTAATACCGATGCTGCTACGTACAACAATATGAAGGAAGCAGAGAAATCACTAACCATTCGGGCGGTGTTACCGGAACTAACTGCCATTCGTGATAACATTAACCGCAAGATGCAAACCGACTGGGGGTATAAGGGTAGCGATATATTCGTGGACTTTGACATGAGCATCTACTCCGAACTTGAAGCAAACAGGGCAGAGCAAAGTACATGGTTAAATACTGCATGGTGGTTAACGCCTGAGCAGAAACTAAAAATACAGGGACTTGCACCCGATCCGAATGTACCTATTGAAGATTATCAAAAGTTGTACGTGCCATCCGGACTTACTCCGATAGATGATTTCACTAACCTGCCTTTGAATGTACCGCCAACTTTATAACGCATATCGCAAACGATACAGGGTACTTATCAAGCGTGAGTTGGATAAGCAGACCAAGCAAATACTTAATGGCGAGCAGCCAAGTAAGGAAGGGCTAAAAAATACACTACGTAATTTGCAACAGGGGGCAAGCAAGGCAATGGCAAAGCACTCATACACCAAAATACGCAAGTCGGCAGGTGTAAAGGATTCCATGACACCTGAACAGAAATGGGCAGACATCATGAGAATACTAATAGAGAAATCATTAGAAAAACTTGTTGATGACATTACAGAAACAACAAAGGAAAAAGTAAGGCAAGCACTAATAAAGGGAGTACAGGAGAATTGGGATTTACGAAAGATTATTCAAGAGATAGAGAAAGCAGGGGTAAACGCATATCGTGCAGAATTAATTGCACGTACCGAAACTACTAAAGCAGCTAATCAAGGTTCATTACTTGGGGCAGTATCAACCGGATTGCAATCTGTTAAAGAATGGATAGCAATATTAGATGATAGAACACGTAGAACCCCTCGTGATATGTTTGACCATTTTACTATGGATGGTAAGCAAGTGCCGATTGATGAATTGTTTACCGTTACCGGAAGTGAATCTACTGCATCAATGGAATACCCCGGAGATCCAAGCGGAGGGTTAGGTAATATTTGTAATTGCAGGTGTACAATAGGATTCGAGGCATTAAGAGATGCAAACGATAAACCGATACCAATACAAGGTGGATTACGTGGCGCAGCCGGGGAGATGTGGAACCTATGGAATAACCCCGTATTTTTGCAAGTAAACAGAGGAGTATATGAAGCATTACCAGGTTAAAGATATTAGCAACGGCATCGAGGATATGGATATTCGTTCACGTAACGTGAAAACGGTATGGGCTATGTGTGGCAATGTTGATTTAGATAACGATGTGATTGTACCGGAAGCATTTACAAAGACTATACAGGAACGTGGGCCGCTTGGTAAGAATCTAATATGGTCTTTAGTTGACCATAAGAGTTCAATGAAGTACGCACTTGGTAAGCCGAAAGAATTATACGTGGAAGGGAATGCACTTATTGCCGTTACTGAAATAATCGAAACGGAGATGGGCGAAGATATGCTGAAATTATATGAGGCTAATCTAATCAATCAGCACTCAATCGGATTCAGCACTATCAAATCCGAAATGGATAATTCTACTGGCATTCGTACAATCAAAGAATTGATGCTCTATGAAGGTAGTGCCGTTTTATGGGCAGCCAACCCCGAAACACCTACATTAGCAATGTATAAAGGGATGGAACAAGCAGAGGTGCAGGAAACGCTTAACGGTAGATTAGAAAAGCTACTAAAGGCGTTCAAGCATGGCACATTTACAGATGAAACTTTCTCCCTGTTGGAGATAGAAATAAAGCAAATACAGAAAGCAATTTCAGACATTACCACTCAACCCGCAGCGAACGCAGTCGAGCCGGATACGAATGCAATAGTATTTGAAGCACTCAAACAATTTAATCACTCGTTAAAATCATTAAAATGACAAACGAACAAATCGCTGCGGAGGTAAAATCAATAGGAGACAACCTTACGCAAGTATTGGCAAATTCTGCCAATGCAAAAACTGATGCGGCTGATGCCAAATTAGTAGTTACCGAACTTAAAAGCAAATTAGATTCAGTAGTTACACCTGCTGACCTTGCCGAGTTCAAAGGAGTTATGCAAAATCAATTTGATGCCCTTACCACTAAGGTAAAAGCCGGTAATCCTGATTCTGCAAAAAGTTTCAACGAAGTATTATCCGAGAAGTTAGAAGGTCGCAACATCGAAGCCGAAATCAAAAAGAATGGCCGTGTTCTGATTGAGATGCCCGAAGTAAAGACTATCACTTTGGCCACTAACCTTTCCGGTGATAGCGTTGCGACTTACAATAGCCGCCAAGCTACACAGCCTGCGCAGTTGGTAAATATGCGTGATTTCGTGCCTACCGTTCAAAGCCCTACAGGTTTGTATGTTACATACCGCGAGGCTACTGGTAATGCAAACAACATCGCTGCACAACTTGAAGGTTCACTGAAGCAAGAGAATAACTATTCTCTGACCGAGGTAAAGACTGTTAATCAGTTCATCGCTGGTTTTACTAAGTTTAGCCGTCAGATGCTTGCATCTTTGCCTTTCATGAGCCAAACGTTACCACGTTTGTTGACTCGTGATTTCTTCAAAGCAGAGAACGCTTCTTTCTTCTCAAGCGTATCAGGTGCTTCAACTGGTGTAACTACCACTTCTGCATCTACCAACCTCGGAGATTTGATTCAGTTGATTGGTAATCAGCGTGCTGCTGATTTCAGTCCTTCTGTAATCTTCGTGAGCAATGCACAATACAGCACTTTGCTTATCGAATCTTTCACCAACGGTTACTACTTAGGTGCAGGTTCTTTAGGTATCGGTGCTAACGGTGCTTTGAATCTTGTTGGTGTGCCTATCGTTGGCGTTAACTGGATTCCTAATAACCGTGCTTTGGTACTTGACAACTCATTTATTGAGCGTGTAGAGGTGAACGGTTTGAACATTGAGTTATCTTACGAAGATCAAAACAACTTCGTAACTAACATGGTTACTGCAAGAATCGAATGTTATGAGGCTATCAACTTGATGCTTCCTAACTCTTCTATTTACGCTACTATCTAAATTTAGTGGGGAGGGTAAAACTCTCCCCATTATTTTTTCCCCATGAAACATATTTCTAAGCGTGAGCGAAAACACCCCACCAAAAAGACTACGCATATTGTGGCACGTACAGAGCTACTTGCCAATGGCAAAATCTGGGTCAGAATGGAACGCCCACAACATCAACAAATGGCTGATGAGCAGAGGCCACCTTGTAAAGGTGATGACCTCAAAGATGAATAATGAGAACTACGAATACGATGGAATCCACGTATTCAACAGAAGCAATGATTGGTACTTCCATCATGAATGGGCTGATGTAATCTTTACACAATTAGATTTCGCAGGTGATGTAGCTATTGACTGCAAAAGCACAAAGAAACCTGCCGTTTGGTTTGCACATAATACTTTCATGTACTCATCCGTACGTACACACAGGGAGTTGAATGTAGTGTATAATTCGTACTGGAATAGTGAGGAATGCAAGTATCAAAACAACGGGTTTGTATTGCAGCCACCTGTTGACATCAACCATTACAGGGGTGAGAAAGGAGATAAGATTACCCTGATTAATCTCAATCATAATAAAGGTGCTGAAATGTTCTACCGCATAGCAGAAGCTATGCCGGATAGGCAGTTTCTTGCCATACAAGGCGGGTACGGGCAACAGATATACAAAGAGTTGCCGAATGTAGAGTTTATGGCTAATCAGTCAGATATACGCATCGCATATCGCAAAACGAGAATACTACTTATGCCATCGCACTACGAATCATGGGGGCGAACGGCAACCGAGGCAATGGCATCGGGTATTCCGGTTATTTGTACCGACTTGCCCGGATTACGTGAGAATTGTGGGGATGCTGCAACGTACTGCAAACAGGATAGATTAGATGAGTGGGTGGCGGCTATACGAAATGTGGAGGAAAACTACGAAATTTGCAGTTATAAGGCATACGATAGGGCAAATGAATTGCAGCCGGAAAACAATCTAATAAAATTCGAGCAATGGGTAACTACTCTTACATAATTGATTCTAACATCACGGAGGTAAGCTATTCCGAACCCGTAACGCTGGCAGAGGCGAAATTATACATTCGTGTTTCGCATACTTCTGAAGATGCGCAAATATCCGAAATGATACGTGCTGCTAGGCAAATAATTGAAAAAGCTACCGGGTTATCGCTTATCACTAAGCAGGCAGAGGTATGGTTTTGCAACAAAGCGGGATGGTTCCAGTTACCACACGGCCCGATAACTTCATCTATTACCCTGTACGATGTAACCACAGGCACCGAATTAACGGATAAGACTATCATGGGCGGCAAGCATCCGGTTATAACCTTCCCTGCTATTGACAAAATGCGGGCGGTGTATAATGTTGGATTTACCGCATTACCCAACCCATTGAAAACGGCTATACTTGACCAGGTAAATCACTTGTATGAGAATAGGGGAGCATTTGATGAAACAATGGGAGTTTGTCTGAAGGCGTGGAGAACGTGCCAAATGTACTCTAAAACTTCGCCAATCCTATGAGAATAAAAGGAAATAGCCCAAAGTTTCTATCGGCTGAATTACTTATTGAGCCGATGGTATTAATGGTGCCTACTACCACAACCGATAGTGAGGGGGGCTACACGGTTACCTATGCGGCAGGAAGTACGATATGGGGAATGTATGTACCATTAGGGCAAGACCGACAATTATTATCAGCGGAGGTAACTTTCACCGATTCGGCAAGGATTTACATCCGCTACCCCCTCACTTTCGACAATACGTATAAAATACAGATTAATGGGTTTGATTATACAATCCATTCGATAACTGATATTGAGAATAGAAAAGAATATTACGAAATAACAATATTTAGATAATGGCTAAGGTAGAACTCGACTTATTGGGTGGCAAGGCGGTGAGGCGAATGTTTGCAATAGCAGCCGAAAAGGTAGGCCCGCAACTTGCAAAGGAAATGAATGCCTCTGCTTTAACGATTGAGAAAGATGCAAAGCGGTTAGCACCTGCGAACTTTGGGAAGTTACGCCAATCCATAAAGCACAATATTGGTGAGCCGTTAATGAAATCGGTATATTCAGAATTAGGTTATGCGCCCTATGTAGAGTTTGGCACGAAATCTAAAGCAATGACAAACCCAATCCATAAAGGGTTTTCAGCATATGCCGCACAATTTAAGGGGAAGGGTGAGGGTGATTATGGAGATTTGATATTATCACTTCTTTATTATGTAAAGCGTAAAAAGTTAGCCGGAACATACAAAGTAAAATCAAAGAGAAGGGTAGGGAATGCTAATCAAAGGTTAGATGAGGATTTGAGAGTGGCAGAACGCATGGCATACTTTATACTGAAAAACGGAATTAAGCCACAACCTTTTCTTATACCTGCCTACCTCAATGAAAAGCCGAAACTTATTAAACGAATAGTAGAATTATTGAAGTTCAAATGATAATGAAAAACCCCGCCATACCGATAAAACAATGGTTAGTTGCCCGCCTACAGGCATACGCCTATATTGATGTGTACGATGGCATGACTCCAACGGATGCAGATGGGGAGTATATTGTTATCACTTCCCGAACTGCGAACCAAGGGGAAGGTAAAGACTGCTTCCAATTTGAGGTATCGGCTAACGTGGATATAGTAACTAAGGGCAGTAACTTCGGATTCAAGAGAGCAGAGCAAATAGCAGAGTTGGTTGTGGGCGGTATCAATTCAGATACGGTAGTAACCTTACCTGTGGGTTGGGATTGTAAAAACGTGGTATGTGAATCCATCAACAACTTAGAGGACTTAGACCCCTTTGAGAATACTTTTCGTGTAATAATTCGTTATACCTTTGTAATCACTCAAACAATATAAAATGGCATACACTTTCGTAAACGGCAGAGATATAATTCTGCAAATTGACTGGGATAACAATTCTACGTTTCTCCCTGTTGCGTGTTTAACCTCTGTATCAATGGATGTAAAAAGAGATGCCATTGATGCTGATTCTAAATGTGGCGACCAACAATTGCCTGGTGATAGCGTGATGCAGACCATTTCGGTTAGCGGTAATGCAATCGACCAAACAGGCACAATCGACAAAGAAAGCTATGAGCGGTTGTATTCTTTGGTAGGTAGCAAGGCAGTAGTTGCTGCAAAGTTCGGCCCTGCATCTCCTGTATCGGGCGACATCGTTTACACAGGTAATATATTTGTTACCTCTATAAAATTGGATGCAAAGGATAAAGACTTGATGAAGTTTGATGCAGAGTTTGGTGTTCAAAGTGCGCCAATGACCCAAACTAAAACGTACTAATTTATGACACCATACGAACTACAGATTTCGGGGGGTGTTGTAAAATTGGAATGGGGTACATGGGCGATGCACCGCTACTGCGAACTGAATGGGGATATTCCTATCAGCAAGTTGTTAAGCCTGTATAACGGTGAGGTGTTTTCCTTCAAGCATATTATAACAATGGTACAGGCAGCAAGTGAGAGCGCAGGGTTAGTGATAGATGATAGGACTGCTGCAAGGTACATAGATGAAGCGGGCGGGGCGAATGGTAAGGCGGTGAATGAGTTTATCCACTATACTATAAAGTGTATGACACCGGATGTGCCAACGGATGAAAAGCCTGTGGAAGAAAAAAAAAGTTAAGGGAAAAGACTTGGGATGAGATACTTGTTCTCGCCATTGAAGCCGGAATGACCATCGAAGGTTTTTGGAGGGCTACATGGCGAGAATTTTTGCTTTATAGGAAAGGTTACGAAGCGAAGCAGTTAGCCGAATGGCAACGTACACGAATGATAGCCTATATCATTTATTGCACGAACACCGAAAGCGGCAAGCGAAAAGATATAGCAGAGTTCTTACCTTTGTCAACGGATGAGCAACCGGATCGGGGCGAGAGATTAACGCAGGAACAATTTATAGAGAACATGAAGAAACTTAGTCAAGCAATATAAGATGGCAGAAGAGAAACTCCGGATAACGATTACCGCTGATAATAAGGATGCGCTTGCAAAGTTTAATCAGACTATTGCAGGGTTGGATGGCATTAGTTCGGCAAGCGGTAAGGCCGGCGGTGCAACTAAGAAACTGGGTACTGACTTTACCGGAATGAGTAGGGTATTGCAGGATTTGCCATTCGGATTTATGGCAATACAAAACAACTTAACTCAACTATTGCCAGCAGCAGGTGCAGCAGGGTTGGCATTTTCTGCTTTAATGGCAGGGATACAATTTGCCCAAGTAGGATTAACGTATTGGACAAGAGGTATAAAAGAATCTGATGAGGCATTACAGGCATCTACTAAATCAGTAACTGATTTTAATGTTAAGTTAGTAGATGCAAAAACAAATTTTCAATCAGCACGTGCAGGAGTTTTAAGCAAAGATGAAGCATTAAAAAAGTATAATGAAACGCTTGGAAGTTCAATAGGTTATGCAAAAACAATGCAAGAGGCAGAGGCATTAATGGTAAAAAATACTGCCACCGTAGTACAATCTATAAATCTTAGAACACAAGCACAATTATTTGCTGCTAAAGCAGCAGAATTACAGGCTAAAATATCTACCGGCGAGGTTTATAACATGAGTTTGATGGAGCAGGCAGTTACTGGAGCAAAAGCTGCTTTTGGTGGGTTAGGTTCGATTGCAAGTGCTGCTGCAAATGAAATGTCAAGTAGATATGTTAATGCAAATAAAAATATTGAGCAGTTTAATAAACTTAGTCAAGATGCTTTAACTAAAGCAATCAATTTAGAAAAAACATTAGTAGGTTCAAGAACTGCACCGCAAAGTGGTGGCGGCGGCGGTAAACCCAAAGAGGTTGCAGTAAAAGATGAAAACAAAGTTTTAGAAGAGCAAATCCAAATATACAAGCGGTTACAGGCACAGATGATGGGGCAGGGCTTTATTACGCAAGAGAAAGCAAAAGAGAAAGACCTAACCAATCTCAAACTAAGGATGGATAGTAATGCTCAATTAAATGAAATTACTGCAAGGCAAATTGAATTAGATGACCAAAAGAATGCCCGTGTTGAATTAGCAAATCAGTTGACCGATAGAGCAATGCAGGGCATAACAGGTATAGCTAATGCAATGGTAAATGGGGGTAATATTGGTGAGGCGTTTGGTAATATGTTTAAGCAGTTGGCTATTGATATTGCAATGGCAGCAGCGAGGGCGGCAATCTTTCAAGGTATATTAATGGCATTGCCGGGGTTAGGCGGCGGAGCAGGCGCAGGCAAGTTTCTGACTGGCTTCGGTAAACTTCTCGGCTTCTCACAAGGCGGCACCGTTTCCGGCCCACAATCCGGCTATCCTGTAATGCTACACGGCACAGAGCATATTGTACGCCCCGACCAAATGAAGTCAATCATTGCATCGGCATCGCAGATGGGGGGGAGTAATAGTAGCAGGGTAATGGTAGAGGGTATAATTAGGGGTAACGATATATTCCTTTCACAACAAAGAACGGGAACATTCCGCTCACTTACAACGTAATACAATGGCAGGTTTTTGTAAGAAAGTAGTAATTGATATTATAGCAGGTGACCTTACCGCCTCGGATGATGGATTCGTTTATATAAGTTTTGTAGATTGTGGCGGGGATGATGTAGTGGTAGGATATAATACCGCAAAGTTAGATTTTGACACAGGTTACTGCATGGATACAACCCGTGACTACACGGCTGAAATATACGTAGGTGGCATACCTACTGTACCGCCTTACAATAGCCGGGTTACGGAGGGCGATCCCTGTACCGAATCAAATCCGGTAGAAATACCCCCGGCAGTAGTACCACCTGCATACGGAAAGAAATACACCCTATCAGCAGTAGGCAAATCTGGGCATACTTTCACGGCTGAAATATGGGAGAAACTATACACAGGGGCAACATACCCCATTAACACATCACTCAATCCATTTGTGCTTGATTGCCTTGCCTCTAACGATGACCCATTCCAACCAATACTACCCACTACATTTACAATACGGGCAGACTTCACAAACTTTACAGGGCCGTTCCCTGACTTCTTATCTACTGATGATAGAAAATACTTTGTTAAATTTTATGCAAGTGGTACAACCTATTTGTTGTGGAATGGCTTTATATTAATGGATACTATTTCATTGCCATTCACAACAGGGAGTACAATCATTGATATAATTTGTGTAGATGCAATCGGGCAATTAAAATCGGTTACCTACTTACCCGGTGTACCGCTTCTGACAAGTACAGAAAGTATTGTTAAAACAATAAACAACTGCCTTGCCTATTTATTATATCCGGGCGGCTACAAAGTAAACTTTGCCGTTAATTACTACACATCGCAGCTATCAGATGCAACAAGCGCACTCCGGCAGATATACGTTACTCAATGTAACTGGCAAACAGGCTCGGAGGCTTATCTAACCTGCTACGAAATTATAGAAATCATTTGCACCGCATTCGGGGCGCAAATATATCAGTCGGGCGGTGAGTGGTGGATTACATCGGTGAACGAAAGGGCAAGCAATACGATACGGGTATTCCAAACGGATCAAGATACTTCGGCCGATGTTGCCTATACAAAAACATTGAACTACACAATTCAGCCATACCAAAGTGATACGCTGACTCCGTTCTATTTTGTAAACAATGCACAAACGAAAATACTATCAAAGGGATTTCCAATAGTAGAGGTTAGCGGGGATATTGATTACAATTATAATAAACTTATTAACGGAGATTTCAGTAAGCTAAGCAACATTGCAGGTAACGCTCCCAATGGCACACCGGATAACTGGACTACAACCATAGGCACAAGTGGTTCGGTTAATGTGCAAACAACTAATGGAGTTACCGGATTGTTTTTAGATGGAGGCACTACTAATACGGTGCTTGTATCTACTCCGGTACTGATAGACCAATACGATAAAGTTAGTTTGTCATTTGATGGGTATGGCACAACAGGAGGGGCTACATTTTTGCACATAGAAATAAAGATTGATGTGGGCGGTGGCAACTTTTACAAGTACACGAAAGCAGCAGGGGCAGACCCCGAATGGTTATACAATCCATCCACATCAGCCGGGGCTTATAGGTATGAAGTGGGAGATATTGTTAACCCGCAAAGAATAAGTATTGATTCAAGCGGTGCGCCTGCATCGGGAACATTAGAGATTACTTTCAGAGTAGGTACACAAATAGGCGGGGCGCATACAGAAGGATTCTTTGGCAATGCACGGTTAACTTATACATCGCAGTATTCTAAATACACCTTTCAGAATGTTAACACAAGTTCACCGTATAAAAAAGAGGTAAATGTTAAGTTAGGTAACTATACCGCAATATCAGGTATTGTTTCACGTACTCAATCTCAATCGTTACTAACTACATCTAATAACGGGTTACTTAACTGGACTCGTTACGGGGATAGTAGTGTTACTTATAGCACACTTGCAATTCTTTTGTTATCGCAGTATTACAACATATTCAGCAAGCCTCGTGTTAATATGTCTTTTACGCAGTACAATGTTTACAATCAGGCGGGGGATTATTTTATCGGGTTAGTTAATAACTTTGCAATTACAGACCCATCGGGAACAATATCAATAAACGCATTTAAGTATATTTTGGGTGCATGTACCATTGATTATGTAAACAATACGATAAGTGGTACTGCGTTACAAATTGCTAACACAAATTTAACTTTTAGTACAAAGCAAACTTTAACACCTAACAGATGACCCCCGTAACCGGCCAAAAGCTAAACATATACCGCTACAACTCAATCGCAATGACTGATACGCTAATAGCGTGTGCAAGGAATTGCACATTCAGCGTGAATGTGAATGAGATGGAAACCACAGGAATAGCATCCGCATGGTTCAAAGAATCCCGCCCGGATGTTGCATCGTGGTCAATCTCCTGCGATGGATTGGTTGTACTGGATGACTATTCGTACCTGTTCATGCTCAATTCCCAACTTGCCAGGGAGATAGTATCGTTTAAGTTTGTTATTGATAACGGTACTGCCGGAGGGTTGGTTATTGTATCGGGCTTAGTATGGTTACAATCAATCTCATTACAGGGCAATAATAAGGACATTAGCACCTACCAGGTAAACTATCAAGGTACAGGGGCATACTCATTAGCGGGTACAACCATAACGCCTACAGGGGTGGTTATTAGCGGTACAACTACGCAGGTACTGCAATACACTGCCGGGGGCGGGGAAACATCGATTGTTATACCGGGCGGGGCGGGTAAGACTATGCTTTATGGATCACGTGGCGGTACATCATTTGAAACTATTGTTTATTCGGGTACACCGGGAACGGGGGCGAAGTGGACTATCTCAAGTGGTACGCTCGAAGTTGATGCCGGAGTGCCATTCTTTACGGGGGAAAAAATTATTATTTTAGTACAATAAACACTAACTATGTTACAAAGATTATTATTAATTACCCTTACTTTATGCAGCCTATCAGCATCCGCTCAATGGCAGCAAACAGGTTCTAAGGTACGTTACGTTAATGGGTTGGGGATTCCCACTAAAGACACGGCTGCCGGAGTTAGTGCTGATAGTTCGCAGATATTGATTCGCCCGGCTGATAGTTCGCTTTACATTAAGTACAAGCGTACATGGGTGAAGGTTGGTGCAGGGGGAGGCGGTACGATTGGGGGGAGTGGTACTGCTAATAGGGTTGCGAAGTTTACGGCAAGCACTACACTTGGTAACTCACAGATAACCGATAATGGTACAAGTGTAGGTATTAACCAAACATCCCCTATTTATCAGTTACACGTTACATCTGGCGGTAGTGCGGTTGTGTTTACGGATGCAGGTTCAGCAGCGGTAATTGTTGGAACAAATGCGGGTGCTACTGCATCGGCTGAACTTTCTTTGAGGGGGAATAATTTAACAATGACAGGTGGCGGTATAAATGGTACTGAACACGCAAGGGTTAACGGTAGCGGCAGAATGTTAATTGGTACTACAACCGATAACGGAGTTGATAAATTGCAGGTGAGTGGGAGTATGAATGTATCGGCAAGGGCAACGGCGCAGAATTTGTCGGTTACGAATAATATTAGTGTAACAAACGATATTAATCAAGGGAGTGGAACGGCTAATGCAAACTATACTATTCTTGCCAATGGTACTTCAAGTGGTTGGGCGGGCAGAATGGTTGGTGAATATGCAACAGGGCAGTTTTATTTTCAGCATAGAAATAATACACCAACTTGGACTACTTGCTTTTCATTGAATGCAAATGGAGGTAAGGGGGGTACAACATTTTTTGATAATGCGTTTATAGGTGGCGATGGATGGTTAACTGTTAATGGTTCTACAAATAACGGAGTTGATAAGTTACAAGTAGTAGGTTCATTAACTGCAACAGGTATGCAGCAAAAATACCTTGCCCGTACTACCGCATACACCGCTACAACTTCCGACTACCTTATTGACTGTACATCGGGTACTTTCACCGTTACTCTCTATGCAGCATCGGGAAACGCAGGTAGAATTCTAATGGTAAAAAATAGCGGTGCAGGTACGATAACCGTTGATGGCAACGCATCCGAAACTATTGATGGCGCTGCTACTTATTCACTATCCGTACAATACGCCACCGTGCAAATTATGTCGGATGGTACTAACTGGAAAATAATCGCTAAATTCTAATAACTTTGTAATATGATAACTGCAATCGCCCTTTCAATCGCACTAACTACAACCGCACCCGTGCAAGTGCAAACGGACACAATCCCTTCTGCCATTCAAGTCAAAGCAGTTGAGTTTAACCGCCTTACAAAGGACACTATCACCCAAATTACGTGGGTAGTATTCGGATTAACCAGAGATACAACACAAGGTTGTAATACCTACGTGGTAGCCTATGACAAGAGAGGGCGCAAGGTAACAGATGGCAATGTGCCTATACCCGCTCACATCGTACAAGAGTGGGGAACAGATAACACCCTCATAGATGATTTCATTCTCAATTTCTATAAATTAATAAAGCGTTAATAATGGAGCAGCACGTAGATAGCACATCGGTAAAGGGGTTACTATTCACCATGGGGTTATGGATGTTAGCACACGTTACCGCCTCGCAGGTGGCTACCTACTGCACAATACTATCGGCAATCGTTACTATTATTGTAAACATACAAAAGTTCAAACATGGCAAAGACAAGCATAGGGCTGACTAACGTAAACTACCCCGCCCCGAAATGGTACCGCAAATCAAAGAGGGTTATCGGGTTACTATCCGGCCCAACCGTGTTGGCAGTATTTCAGATATTTAAACTGACAGACCACCAAATGGCAAGCGTGGCAACGGTGATAGCTTTTCTTCCTACATTATTAGAGGTATTTTCCGCAATACTTGCAAACGGCGAACAATATGCAGCTATCGATGAAAAGCCCGAATAATTCGGACAGTTGGGTTAAATGGTGGTTACTTGCTATGGCTTTGCTATTCGTGCTGATTATGACATCATGCAATAGTGTAAAGAAATCTCAAACCACTAAACAGGAACAATCTACAACAATATACCTACGTGATACCGTACACGTTAAAGTTATTGACACTTCCCGCATCGTAACCGAACTACAGGAATTTAATACAAAGACTATTGAACTATACGATACCGTGTATAAAGATGTACCTGTATTACGGCAACGCATAATCTACACGAACGCATATCAGCAGCGAACAAATACGTTCAATGGCATTATAAAGGATAGCGTATCGGGCAGTGTGAGTAATACGGTTGCACTTAGCAAAGTAGAATCAACAAGCAGTAAGAAATCAAATCGCGTACCTTTTATCGGAATTATAATCGGAGGTATTGTAATAATTATAATCTATGGCATCCGTAAAACCAATCGTTTCTTTAATTGAGTATAAGGCGATGTTTGATTCCATGCAAGTGGATGAAGATAAAGCAGCCGAAATAGCAAAAGCCGTTGCACTAATCAATAAAGGCAAGCAGCGTTACTTATCCGTTACCGCTAAACTCAATCTCAAATGCCCGTGGTATGCGCTGGGGATAGTTCACTACTTAGAAGGCAGTTGCAATTTCAGTAAGCATATTCACAATGGCGATCCGTTAACCGCTCGCACCTGGCAAGTACCTGCAGGCCGGCCATTACTCCCTCCGCAATTCGGTAAGTCATATACATGGGAGGAATCAGCAGAAGATTGGTTTAGGTTAAAGAATTGGCACAAATGGCAAGATTGGGGGGTGCAGGATATGTTGTATCGTTTTGAAGCGAATAACGGATTCGGGTACCGCAAGCGCTCGGTTGCTACGCCTTACCTCTGGAGTTACTCTGACCATTACGATAAGGGCAAATTCGTAGCGGATGGTAAGTACAATCCCGAAGCCGTGAGCAAGCAAGTCGGGGCGGCAATTTTGCTTAAGGAATTGATGTAATTTTACACTACAATTATAAATCATGGCAGTATTTAATAAATTCAACCCCTTTGTTGAAGCAGTAGCGGAGAAGGTGCATAATCTTGGCTCTGACCAATTAACACTTGCGTTAACTAATACCTTACCGACCTCGGCAAATAGTGTGCTTGCAGACATTACGCAAATTACATACACCAACCTTTCTACTCGTAACCTTACAACTTCTGCATCTTCGCAGACTGGAGGGCTTTATAAGTTGGTAGTGAATGACATTACCCTGACATCTACAGGCGGTAGTACCGGGCCATTCAGATACTTAGTAGTTTACAACTCTACGGCTGCGGGCGGGCCTTTGATAGGGTGGTATGATTACGGCACATCTCTCACTTTGAATAGCGGTGAATCTTTGGCAGTTGACTTTGATGGCACGAATGGACTATTAACAATACAATAATGGCAGATAACGTAGGATATACACCGGGGAGCGGTGCAACAATCGCAGCAGATGATATAGGGGGTATCCTGTTTCAAAGGGTGAAGCCTACATGGGGTTCAGACGGAGTTGCTAACGATGTAAACGAAACTACCCCTCTGCCCGTTACCGCAACACAGGAGTTAATGGAAGCTATCGAAGCGATGCGGATGGCTATACACGCTTTAACCCGTACTATCGGTTTAGCGCAGGTTAACCCGCTCACAGGGCGTATGTTGGTTGACCCATCGGGGGTTACTTCGCCTGTATCGGGTACGGTATCTGCCAACCAATCAGGTACCTGGAACATCACCAACCTTGCCACAATAGGCGGGGTGGCTGCTAACTCACAGGTTCAATCATTTGAAAGAATGACCGCTGATAATTTAAGAAGAAACATAAACGTAACATAATGGCAACTACCAACGGTAATAGACAGATATTAGACCTCAAAAGATGGGAACAAGTAACCCCCGCACCTGTAGCATCAGCAGCAGGTGCTTTCATTGCATCTTCAAGGCACTTTAAACAGAATCAGTTATACGTGCAGGGTACAGCAACTGCATACCTATACAACCCGAATGATGATGGATGGGTGCAACTTCCTTCGCCTGCACTTGCAGGTACTATTGCAGCCGGGGCATCCGCTACCGCAGGGGCATGGAGTACAGGTACCACAATCGGTTCATCGCTGACCGCAACGGCAGGTACTACCTCTACAATCACAACGAACCAAACTATAGCCCGCTCACTTGCCGGGTATTCTATTCACATACTTGCCGGGCCAAACGCAGGGGTTACGCTGCAAATCGTTTCAAATACTATCGGAACTAACGCAGTTATCACCGTTGCCACGCAGGCATCGGCTTTCTCTGCATCTACCGTATATCGTTTGTGTACGCCTGTATGGTATGTACTGGGTTCGGGTACTTTGGCATCAGGTTCTTTCCGTAAATATGACTACGCAACCAACACATGGACTACATTAACTCAGACCGGATTAGCTGCAACTATTGCAACGGATGGCAAACTAATAGCAACGCCTTCATGGTATGACCAAGATTATGTGCCACTTGCCACAGGTACTGCTACATCCGCAACCGCTACCACTTTGGTAAATACCGGTAAGACATGGACTGCATCCCAATGGATTAACTCACAGGTTAGAATCGTTAGTGGTACAGGTGCAGGGCAACTTCGTACGATTACGGCGAACACAACCGACACGCTCACCGTTGCAACATGGACTACAACACCGGATGCAACTTCGGTATATCAAATTAGCGGGAATGATAACTTCCTTTACTACATGGGTAACGGTGCAGTTACTATGTACCGATACGATATCGGTGCAAACACATGGAGTACCTTATCTCCGACAGCAGCAAGAGCAGCAGCACCCGGAGCGGGGATGTCAGGGCATTGGATATGGGGCGTAAGTGCAACTGCTTGGAATAATGAATCAGCAATAATCAACGGGCGCAGAATTTACTCCTTTAGAGGGGGTGCAGGTGCCGTACTTGACTATTACGACATTGCCGCCAATACTTGGGTATCGGGGGTAACGTATGCACCTGCAACGGAAACATTTACCACAGGCACAAAGTATGCGTACTACGGGGATAACATCTACATACAAAAGGATGCCACAAACAGGTGGTTTAAATACCATATAGCCGGGCAATCAGTAGATGGATGGAATACGATGCCTGTTGTACAAGGTGCTGCCATTGTCGGAGATACATCATTCGATGTGGAGTATCAAGATGGGGCAACGGTGATAGTGTACATTTATATGTTAATGAACACATCTACTCTAATGTTCAGACAAATGGTAATTCAATAATATGACACAGGCAGAAATAAAAGAAATACTATCAAAGCAAATCAATCAACTTGAGATGCTGATTTCTGCCGCAAAGCAGAGGGGTGATTTGAAGGCAGCCATACAATTAACAACTGAATTAACCGAGGCAAAGGATGCTTTTAACGCTATTACGTAATACTGGTGCAACAGGCAATACCATTGTTGCGGATAGGGGTGAATACACCCTAACGGGTAACGTAATAGATTTAAGAAGTGCATTTCAGATAGCTGCAACGGTAGCAGCATTTACTCTCACCGGTGGTGATGCTAACTTCCAACTCGGAAAAACCGTTGTAGGTGATACGGCAACCTACACGCTCACCGGAAACGATGCCGGCACAACCGCATCACGTAGAATCGCAGCCGACCAATCAACGTATGTACTTACAGGGTTCGATGCCAACTTTCAAGTAGTAAAATCAGTCGCAGCCGACAGAGGTACATTTGTACTTACTGGAAACGATGCCGGGGTTATAGCAAGTCGCAGAATAGTAGCCGATAGGGGAACATTTACACTTGTAGGCAACGCAGCCACAATAGACATACTTCGCACACTTGTAGCGGACAAAGGCACATTTGTACTCACA